GCCTGACGAATCAAAGTGTCGATCTGCTTTCCATAGTTGGTGCGGCTGCCGAATTCAGGTGGAGCAGGATGCAGGAGCTGTACCGGCGGCAGCGCTTCTTAACCTCGCCGCTCGAGCGGCTGGTATATGCGCAATTCGAGGACTACATCAAAGGTCATCGGCTTCCGGGAGCAGATCGATGAGCGTTTTCAGAGCGAGTGCTTGTTCGCTGCTTAGTGCTTTTTCAGTGGTTGCTCCACCGTAAGTAAGTCGAATCAAGTTCGGGCTTGTATTAGCTGGCTTTAGAGTGGTTGGATCGCTCATCGAATCGTCGGCCAGGTATGAAACCGGGACGTGGAACAAATCTGCCATGGCTCTAATTTTGGATAAAGGAATATCGCTGACACGCCCACATTCCCACTTGCTTACTGCGTTCTTTTTTACGCCGAGTAGAGAGCCAAGCTGTGTTTGGGTCAGTTCGAGTTGCAGCCTGCAGCTTCGGATTCTATCTCCAATTCCATTGCCGCGAGCGGCTGCACTGTTGCTGGTGCTTGTTCCCCATCCGGCTAAATATGCTGGTGAGACGCCGATGGCATCCGCTATTGTTTCCAATCGGTCAAGCGGGATGTTGACCACTTTTCCAATTTCGTATTTGTAGATTGTCTGTTTGGTTGTCCCACACATAGAGGCGAGCTCTTCCTGCGTGAGACCAACAGATTCGCGTGAGGCCCTGATTTTTTCCCCGATTGTCATTTGGAATCAGCTCGTTTCGTATGTGATGTCAAAGGTCATCGGCTTCCGGGAGCTGATCGATGAGCGTTTTCAGAGCGGCGACTTGTTCGTCGCTCAATTTCTTCTCAACATAAGAACCATCACGGCCGGCAATGCGGACAACATTTTTGCGCTCTGACGGGCTGTTATCAGATCGAGATCTTTCTTCGTCCCAGCCCATAAGTTCGGAGGCTGTTGTATTAAGCGCTTTTGCGAACGCCATGATACGTGACTGCGTTAGATCAACATTACCAGATTCGATTTTTGAAATTGATGTCCTATCAGAATAACCAGTTTTTGTGGCGAGCTCATTTTGCGACATGCCAAGAGCCTCGCGCCGTTTGCGGATATTTTCATATAGATTAGCCATTGAAGCCTCACCTCTCGCGCATCATATCATAAATGTGAAAATAATTCAACAAAAATGTTGACACGAGTTCACAATGGTGATATATTCTAGATGTGAATTAAATTCACGTCCAAAATTGCGGAGGTGATAAGATGATTGACAAAGAGGAACTGCGGCGGGCAATGCGAGAAAGAGGGCTGAAATATGGCTATGTTGCGGAGAAAATGGGCATTTCTATGGCAAGCCTCAACCGCAAGATGGAAGGCGTAACAGACTTTAAGGCGAGCGAAATCGTGAGCATGACTTCAATTCTTGGGTTGAGCAGAGAACAGCGAGACCATATTTTTTTGCAGTGATAGTGAATCAAATTCACGCATAACACAAAAAATATCCGCAAGACTTTGCAGATGGTTTTGCATGAAATTTGTTCAATTGGAGGTGAGCGAAATGAACTATTCCGATGTCGCAGAAATGGGCAAAGACGCACGCGAGAGACTGTTTCCGGTGGGAATCATGCTGGGGTTTCCGTTTGACCCAAACCGGGCGGATGATATGCCGGGGGAATGGGAGCGGGTGTCAACGATCTGGCGGCGCGTGAAATGATATCTCGCGGAGGACGGCGACTGGGAGCGGGAGAAGGAGCTCCGGAAGTGGAGCGGCTGAAAACGCGCCATTCCAATAGCAAGCAAGGTTATCCTGAATCTTCTGAGACCGCTTGCACAGATCTGGAAGCGCCTCAGGCAGGAAAGGGTCATTCGTGGCTGAAAGATTCAGGAATGCAGCGTCCAGTTTCGGAGCGTCACCAGAATAGGACACTTCAAAAACTCTAGCGTTTTCCGTGCGGCCGAGGACATCCAGCCACGCAAGAAGTTCCTCTTGGCTGGAAACGCCGTAAAACGATGACAACCGGGACGGCAGGTGCGGGAAATTGGATTTCCTGATGTGTTCAGCCTGAATTTCAATGTTGTACATGTTGAGACAAGAGAACGCGGAAGCATCCAAAATGCCAAGACCAAGCTGTTCGGGGACACGAGAAACAGACACTCCCCAATTTGACAAATAGGGTAGGCCGAAAGTGTTTTCGCAGACGATCTTATCAATTGTCATTCCTGGGGAAAGCCGTCCGCGCCGGTCGAGATGATAGGCAATCATGAAGAGCACAACCTTTCTTCCTTTATGGGCATTTCGATTCTAACATAATTTTCCGGAGCGGGCAACTCAAATCAACACACTTGATTGGAGGTGAGGACATGTACACCCTGAAGACGCTGATTGCCGTTGGTGTGATCTGTTACTTTATTGGCTTCCTTGTATGCCTTGCAATCTTCAATCACATCTGCAATGACTGCCTGAAATCCACGTTCGAGCGGGAGCGGGCAACCGAGAAGATGTATACAGATGCATTCGAGCTGCTGTCAGGCTTGGACGAATACCATCCACAAGGCAAAAAAACGGTGAAGTTGACAGAGGACATGCTGCCGCATCACGTTGGATTTACCCCTCTGGAATGGATGCAAGCGACGTCCTGTCACAAAGAAGGACCTGATGGAGCTGAGCGGGAAGCGGCACGAGATACTCCCAAAGAGGATCTGCAGACGGCTCACAAGACCAATATTTGATTGCCTGGTCGTACATCGCGGTTAAGAGGCAGCCGCAATAAGTGCCTGTTTCATCTGTTGTGAACGTGATACCGCCGCGCAGGTGCCTGGCGTCAAATCTCTTTAGATTGTCAGGTGCGGAGATCTGGAACACCCTTGCTTGTTCAGTGCGTTCCAAGCCCCATTTTTTGAAATCGGAAATCTGTTCAACTGCAAAAAGCGAAATGAGGCGAGAAGGGTAATGCGGAAAAAGCTGTCGGCGGACGAGTTCCACTGTGAGTTCAATCAACTGCGAAGAGATCCTTCTGTTCGCGGCGGCGAGTGAATCGGCGGCGACGAAGAGCTGGCCGAGCGGCATGGACTGTATGGCAATTAGCATGGAGGCACTATTTGTGAAGTAGTTCAGGCAATGCTTTGACACGCCGTCTTGGAAATCTAAAAAGAAGCGTGAGGCAGCTATGTCGTGCGGCAAAGCCGACAGCGGGTGCAGCGAAAGCTCGCCGCTTGTCGGAAAGCAGCCGGAGCGATCCATGTGGTAAAGAATCATGAGCTACACATCCTTTTGTACGCAAAATTTCCACGTTTGCCATTTGCAGTATATCAAAGCAACCCAAAGTTTTCAATATCAGCACACTTTAAAAGGAGAGAGGTACATATGCCAAAACTGAGGAAGCGCACGAGCCGCTATGACCAACTGCAGACGCTGCTCTATGGTCAGATCCGGGTGCAGGGCGTCAAGCCGGAGACCCTGATCGGCTGCTGCCGCCAGACGGCGGCGAACCGGCTGCAGAACATTGGCGGCATGACCATTAACGACCTGCTCGCGCTCGGGCGGGGGTTGGATATCCCCATCGACACCCTGCGCGCAGCGATCAAATATCAGTAATGAGAAAGGAGAAACCAATGAAAGCAACAGGAATCGTCAGAAGGGTCGATGACCTCGGCCGCATCGTGCTGCCGAAGGATCTGCGCCAGACGATGGGCATCCGGACGGGAGATCCCATGGAGATCTACACAGACGCGGACAGCATCATCCTGCGCAAGTATGCGCCTGGTTGCGCGTTCTGCGGCAGCGTGAACGGCATCCGCTATATCCACGGCACGCCGGTGTGCAATATCTGCGCGAACAACATGCAGATGCTGTACCGCACGGCAGAAGGCGGTGACGACGAATGAAGGTGTTCGGAGATCCGCGCGCCAAGGCGAAGGTGCGCCGCTACATCATCTGGGGTGCCGAAGACGGCATCGTCTGCGCGTCCTTCATCGCCGGTATCGCGCTGGCGGGGTGGCTGTTTCACATCCTCTTCGCTGCGCTCGGCGTCGCATGAGACGTCCGGAGGTCGTATATAT